CCCGACACAATGGCCGGGGCTTCATCCGTATGGGATTTGCACCCATGTCCTCACAAAAGTGAGATGCTACTCAAAGGCAGTATTCATTCCTGCTTACACCAACGGTATTTCAAACTTACAACATTTCCTGCATCAATGCAATCTTGTAAACGGTGCTATCTTTGGCAGACTTTGCCGACTGCGCTGCTGTGTTCAGCCGTTCTGTCCTTGCCCTGTCCTTTTCGGTTTGGAAACTGACTGCGTTTAAGAACTCAACCAGCGGCATATTCAAAAAGAAATCCCATTTGGTGCGGTCACCCCCTGCGATGTTGTCCACCATTTTCAACCAACTGATGGCTGGGCGGTCTTTTCGTCTGCTATCTTCTTCAACTTCGCCACTTCCTGCTCTAAATATACTTGGGTAGCTTCGAGTAATTCCGGCAAGCATAGAGAAAAAAAAAGCGTGTAGGCGTAGGCAAATGAAATCGGCATCTTATCCCTGAACTGGGCAGCAATCTTTTCAAAGTCATCTGTCTTTACTTCCTTGCGTTTGGGTGGGAATATCCGGTAAGGAACGCACAGGGCCGCCATAATCATGTGCAAGTTCTGCACCCATTTGTCCTTTTCGGCAAACAAGTCCTGCACCATAATAAATTGGTGCGCTTGTAGGTGGTGTTGATTGGCTGCGAATTTATACAGCGTGTTGCCTATGCGGAAGCTACCCACGTTTTTTGCGGTAGGTAACTCTGCCATGAATGCAAGTTTACTCAATGCAGCCGTGATGTCCACAATCCGCATCTCCTCTATTATGTCCAGTTTTTTGCCTGATAAAATGGACAATGTTTTGAGCTGATTGTCAAAAGATGGCTCGGTTAGCAACTGCAATTCTTGGAATTGTGCTATGCTTATTTGGTTCCAATTCTTTGGTAATTTCATTTTACTATTTTATACCACAAATGTATGGCTGTTGTTTTGATTATTTCGTATATGGCTATGGTTAGGAGTATTTTCATATTATGACAAATACCCCTTTCTTATTCTTTTGGCTGCAATACCGGGCAAGTGCCAACGCACAAACTGCGTCATCGTGCAACCCTGATGGTGCAGAATACCGCAACCCGGTTGCCGTGTGTTCAAATTCAAAGTTACGCATTTCATCTGCGATTATTCCCTCTGGGAACTTAATCAGCCCAGCGTGAACGTCAGCGGTCAACTGCTCCATCATCTGTTGTTTGCTTACCGATGTGAACTTCACCCCAACGGAACGGGGGCAATGCCGTTGTATCTTCTCAACAATCGGGTCACCCACTCCCGTGCTATCTATGGCGGCAGGTGTGTTGCCTACTACTCGAATGATATGCTGTTCTGTCTGCGCCCAGTCCTTTTGGAAGCGGTCAAAGTAGCACACCCGATATTCAGCATCCAAACCAATGATGACCGTGTAGTCGCTGTACTTTGCAAGGTCAATGCCGTACCACTCAACAGGTGCGGTGGACATTGGTGCGATACACTGCGAAATGTAACTCAATCCAAATGGGTTGCTGCCATCTTCGGTAGGCTCGGCTAAATATAACTCCGAAAATATATGCTGTGGCAGGTCACGTTTCGCCTGCTCAACTTCCTCAAGTTTCAGCACGCCTGCGTTTACGGCATCGTATGCGGTAATCTTAAAAAAGCCATAGTTCGGCTCACCCATCCTTGCCCGTTCACTCAACTTGTAACCCCAGTTCTTTTTGCCTTTCACGTTGCCGATTAGCTTGCATTTGCCGCTTGTCTTTGTCAAGGTTGTGCGAAGTGCATACCACGCATCTTCTCTCGCCCGTGTGAACTCATCAAACACCGCAGCATAGACATCGTCACCATACAAGTTATCGGGTTTTTCTGCTGACTTAAATTCGATTATGCCGCCTGTCGGAAGGGTTAAACGCAACTTGCTTTCATTCACCTTGAAAAAGTCACGCACGGTCACTTGGTTGCGCATACGCCTGAATGCAATCTCTGCCTGCTGGTACACGGGTGCAACCCACCAAACAGATTGGTTTTCTTTTAGCTTCAATGCCTGTTCAAATAGCCAAATGATATGACTCGCTGTCTTGCCCACTTTCGTGGCAGCAGCGGTCACGGTGTACCTATCAGGGCTATCAAGTATAGCCCGTTGGTAATCCGTTACGAATGGCCGGGTGTAGCTAATGTGCATTGATAAAATTCCAGTCTGTCTTTATTTATGGCTTCAAGGTTGTGGTGTTGGTTGCAGTAAACTTGATTGGCTTCCCCTCGTGAATAGGTTGCAATCGGTTGGCTTTCCATTGCCTGTTTCATGGCTTTATACCACTCATCTGGTGTGTTCAAACAGAACTTCACCCCGGCATTATTCAGGTGTTGCAGGTATGGTTCAACTCCCGATGCGATAACCGGCAATCCATACGCAGCCGCTTCAATTATTTTTAATTCGGATTTGCAGCTGTTCCACTCGTTCTGTTCAAGCGGTGCAAGTGCGCAATCAAACAGGCGGTAGAAATTGCCGTACTCGTTTGGCTGCTGTGCATGGCTGACCAATACCTGCGGTCTCAATACGGGGTTGTTGCCGTTGAACTTGTAAAGGATGCTATCCCAAATGTAGTTATTTGCCATCCATCCGCACAAAACAAAGCGGACATTGTCATGCTCATTGCAGATGCGTTCAATGGCTTCTGATAGTATCATGATGTCATTGCTGTGGGTAAGTCCACCCACCCAGCCGAAGGTGAAGTATTCGCGTTCCTGCGGTGTGGCTAACCATTGCTCATCTGTCAGGTCAAGTGCATTCGGCAGTACCTGCACATTGCAGTTGTACTTCGCTATCTTTTGGGCAAGATAGTCTGTGGTCGTGGTTACTCCGTCTGCATACCTGATGCCGTCAATGATTTGCTGCTTTAATTTATGCTCCCGAAAGTACTTATAGGTCGGGTGGTGTTTTGGCAGTACCCAATAGTCGTCAATGTCCACGATGTATTTGATATTGTTCTTTGCCAAGTAGTGGAGTATCTCGTAGTGGTTCTCTCCCAGCCATCTGTTGAAGATGACCAAGTCGTAGTTAGATAAATGTGGTATTCCATTGCGTTCAAAGTTTTGGGATATGCTAACCGTGATGTCATCAGGGTAATCAATTTGCAATCGTTTCAGGGGTGTATACAGGCGGTGGTATTCAACTCCACCCATGCCTTCCCAAAGGGCTAACACTTTCATTTCATCATCTCCTTTATTTCCTTAAACAATGCCCTGATTTCGGGTGACTTGATTTTAAGACAGGCAACCTGTAATTTTATTGTGCGTCTTTCTTTCGTGCGTTTCAGCCGCCTTCTTTGTGCTGTGTATTTCATTCGTATGTTTCTGTGAAGTATTCGTATGCGTTCAGGTCATCGTCAATCATGGTGGCATTGACCGCATCCATAATCTGTTGCCTTTCCATTTCTTTGGCCTTGTTTATTATTGCAGTTGCTTGTTCAATAGATAAACTATCTTTCAGGTTTTCAAGCAACCATTCAACTGCTGTCTGTTTATTGCCCATCTAAATTAAGTGTTATTTTGATTTCGCCTGTGACCGTTTGATTTACATCGGCCGTTTCCTTTGGTTTGCCGTACACCCTGCTCAACAAAGTTTCAATGGAATACAGACTGCCTTTTTCAAGTGACTTCCGCATGGCATTTGCAATGGTCTTTTCAAGTACCGTTGCCTTGGGGTTCTGCCATACCTCTTTCAGCTCATCCAAGTCCATTGACAACATCGCCTGAATGGTGTCGTTTATTTCGGCAAGTTTGTAGCCCTGTTCTTTCAAAAGGGTGACGTACTTTTTTGGTCGCCCGTTGGGGTTTCTAATTTCCCCTTTTTGAGCTGGTATTAAGTTATGTTCGTTTGCCATGTCTTCTTATTTCTCTCTTTATTTTCCACAAGTAGGACACATTTCTTTTTCTTCCGGTTCATCCTTGATTTCGGGTAGGTCAATGCCCCATGAGATTAACTCCTCTGCATCCCATTCGTTTGCCAATTCATCCCAATTCCATTCACCAAAAGATACGTTGTCCTTTATCAAAAATTCGTCACGCTGTTTGGCTGTCCACTCGTCTGCTAATATGATTGGGATTTCTGCCGCCCCGATGTCGCAAAGTGCCTTATATCTCATGTTACCGCCAAGGATTGTGTAACCCCCAAAGTCCGAAGTCACGCAAACAAGTGGTCGGGCTGTGAGCATTTCGGGAAACTCAATTAAAGAACGCTTCAATTTGGCGAACTTATCCGCATTGATTGTCCGAGGGTTATTCGGGTTGGGGTGAATATCTATGAGCTTAACCCACAGCATAAATTCTAACGTTTTGATTTATGTGATTGTCAGGTTTGAAACCAAACTGCGCCATCAGGTGATCAAGTCCTGCATGGCTGAAAATTGTGCAATGCCCCACCTTTGGTTCAATGTATTCGTCATTTTCGGTAAGCCAATCGGCAAAGGAAGTCTCAATCATTACCTTGCTACCGGGGTGGCACATCTCTTTTATTTCGGCCAACTCGGCAAATGGTGCGGTCAAGTGTTCAATGACTTCGGTCAGGACAATTACATCATAGTCCTTTTTAAGGGATAAAACATCGGCATAATATCCGTTATAAGGGTCATAACCATCGCAGTCAATACCAGCATCCTGCATGAAAGTTACCATCAAACCAGTTCCACATCCGTAGTCCAAAATGGTGGGCTGCTGCTTACCTGATAATTTCTGTATGCGATACATTCTTACAAGGTTTAACTCATCGGCATTGCGTTCATCTTCTTTGCCACCGCCCACCATGCCTGATTGGTCAAGTTTTTTGCAAAAGATATTACCCAACTCATCGGTGTAGTATTGCACCCCACCTTTGGCAAATGCCTTTTTGGCTACCTTACCCGTGATAGGTGATTTAGTTTTGCTCATATTTTGATTTCAATATCTGTGTTAAATTCATTATTGTCCATGCGCCATAACCATTGTCGCCCGTTGGGATGACATTGTGCGCAGTCGGGCATATTTCAACTACTCGTGGGTGTTTCATTACCTCGGCTATTGCGTAGGCCATTGACTGATTGCCTACAAATAACTCACAGCCCTTGATTATGCCGCACAGCTCGGCAAAGTCTTTCACTTCGATGTGAGAAATGTCAGGCAGTTTGGCAGAAATTACCCGGTATTCATCAGGCAGCCCTACAAATTTAATCTTATCCTGATACCTGCGCAGGATGGAATAATCAAAAGTCGGGTTATGGTAACGGGCAGTGCGGTTCAAAATGATTTCATGGTTGCCTAATTGCCACACATCAAAGTGTATCGGCTCGGCAAGGTTGCAGGTCAGTTCGGGGTAGATATGAAAATACCACTGCGAAATGTGGCCCGTGTAATTGTGAAACTTGCGGAATAGGTTGAAATTGTAGTCCGTTTTGACAGCTTCATCCGTGATTGTGCATTTGCCTATGAAGTCGGTTGACATCAGCAACGGCACGAGCATCTGTGCCATCTTTAAATTCATCTGCACTTTGCCCATTGGATGATTGAAATTGTATTGTGCTGGTACATCCACCTGTAAATACAGATGCACTTTGTCATTGTGCAACCGGGATGCTGCTCTCATTGCCGGGAGTGAGTAAATCAAATCCCCTGCGTTACCGCCATGAATAATACTAACCATTCAGGGCCTCCCTGTAAAGTTTTTTCAAAGCATCAAACATACAACTGCGACAAGCTGGAAATGGCTGTCCGTACAACTGCCTGTGAACTTCGTTTAATTTGGCATAGTAACCCGCTTCAAGCGAATAAGTGCCGGTCTTATTTATCCTCTCAATGTGCGACTTCAAGTCAAGGCAAAGTGAACGCTGTTCAGGTGTCATATACGAGTCATTATAAAGTAACAAACACAGGGTAAAACAACTCCCATAGCGATGCCAGTCAATGTGATTTCAATTAGTGTCATAGGTATCGGTCAATTAACGCTCCAAAGATAGCACATAATGCACCATAAATCACTCCGTACAATCCGAATTCAACGGCAAACCAAGTAAGTCCCACCCACCACGATAGGCAGAAACCGCATTCAAATGGTTTGATTGTCTTGCGGTAACGGCTGTCCAAGGCATAGACAAATGAAATCATCGGTGGGAAAAAGTAACGGGATAGCAGAACGCACAATGCGGCCACTCCCAAAATGTCAGTCATCGTATTCATTATATTTTTCTTTGATTTGTGTTTTTATTGCGTTTATTATTTGGCTTATCTCACGGTAGTTGATTTTGGTGTCCCGGGCAATCATTGCCATGCTCTGTTTTTCTTCCCAGAGCTGCCACAATTTTACCACATACCACTCACTCCGGTTGAAATGATTAGACACCTCTTTGAAATTGACAGACTCCACCGCTTCCTGTTTGCGCCTGATGTGCGTTTCATCATAATCCTCCGCTTCTTCATCATAATTTTCGGGCAAGGTTTCTGTGGTGCGTAGGAAGTCCCGGTAAAACTTTGTATAACGGTTGCCGTTTACCGCATTGCACCCCACCCTTACTAAATAGTAGACAAGGCCATTACTTTTGTGAAGTGATATAAGGCGGTCAGCATCCATTTCACAGCAGATAAGCAATAGGTGTTGTTGTAGGTCGGCAGCAACGTGACCGCCAATTTTATTGCAGAAGTCAGGCAGCCATTTGGAATTGGCAAGTTCAATCAGTATCTCTGTGCGCTTGTTCAAGTTTAAGGGCGTGAACTTTTTTCAGCCAATCTTTAAATGACTTGTTATCCCCATACCGGGCATGGTCTTTCCTGCACAAAGCCATCAGGTTTTCAATGACATCAGCGTGTTTGCTTCCACCCATACCCCTTGCTTCGATGTGGTGAATGTCCACAGCTTGTGCGCCACACACCTCACAAGGAATGAAATCTGTCTTGTCATAGCCGAAATGGTCAAGGTAAACCTTCGTATGCTTCTTCACGGCACAAAGTTTATGCGTATTTAGTCTATTTTATTAAATTGTGGATAACTTTGATACAAATAATTTAACAAAAAGTCTTGCAAGTATAGAAAAGTATATTATATTTGCAGCATGAAACTACAATGTAATGTATGTCATGAAAGCCCAATGGTTACTATTGACAGAGAACCAAATCACTACAACGATTTAATTTGTTGTCCATCGTGTGATAAGCAGTTAGCGTATGCTAATGAAAAGAAATTCGATAATACCTTAACTTGGGAGCCACTTGATACTGATTTCAATAAAGACTTTGGAAAAGCACCAGTTAAAATAATTAACTTATAAAATAAGGTAAAAATAGCATGGAAAACACAAAAACACCTTTTGAAATGGGCTACATAGCTAGTCAGCAATTCAACTACTGGGCAACCGAAGGCGAAAATCCTTTTGAACTGAACTCCGATGACTTCAAAGAATGGGAAAAGGGATGGGCATGGTACATTACCCAAACTATTGAATGGGAACGTGACGAACAAAGCGACATTGATTATCACGAACGTCAACAATATTGTAACGAATAATTTGGAAATCTAAAATCTTTGTTTTATAATTGCATATCGGAACAACAGGACTGAACCCCCTGCCGAAAACCAAGCAAATGAGAAAAAATACAATCAACACCCACGCAAGTAAAGAGGCGGCTATCTTGGGGCCGGGTTCAACTCTTGAAAGTGTGGGTGTTTTTTTTATGAACATTTACAAACCCACACCATTACCAGTCGCATATTGCGATGAACAAATCGCAGAGTTAGAACTGCGGAAAGAGTATGAAAATTACAGGCGAGAAAATCAGGTCATCACGTTATTACAATGTGAGTACCTTTGGATGAAACTTGACCTGCAAATCATCTATTACAACCAGTGTAAAAAATTAACCTTGAAAGGACAAAAACAATGAGCAAAGACCCAGCATTCCTTTTTTATTCCAGCGATTTCCTGACCGGAACAATGCTATTGACTATGGAACAAAAAGGAAAATACATTACCCTGCTATGCCTACAACACCAAAAAGGCATACTGACTGAAAAAGATATGTTACAGATATGTGGCACATATGATGAAGATATATTTTCAAAGTTTGTAAAGGATGAAAATGGTAACTACCTGAATGAAAGATTGTCTGCGGAAGTTGAAAAACGTAAGGCATATTCCGAAAGCAGGAGAAACAACAGAACCAAAAAAGATATGAATAACATATCTAAAACATATGTTGTACATATGGAAAATGAAAATGAAAATGTAATTGTAAATAAAAAAAGAAATACAAATACAATACC